TGCGCAAAATAAAATGTTTCACGTGGAACACAACACCAAGAGTTAATAAAAGTTAAAACGAAAATAATTTGTGCTCTTATGCTTGTATGTTAGAAAAAAGTTGTATCTTTGCAACGTGTTACTTAAACAAGTTGAATATGAAAGAGTTAATGCAGCATTTCAGAGAGCAACCGAAAGAAGCAATTAAAGAGGTTGCAATGTGTGTAATGATTTTTGCCGTTTGCGGTGCGATGTTGTTTCTATCTGCAATTTTACAGGGTTGCAGCGTACAACGTGAAAGCGCAAGCAGCGGCAAAGCAGTGATAATAACAACCGATACAACGTACATATACCACGGCGGTACTGTTAAGTTTCCAAAGAGCAAATAACCCTATGTTTAACAATTAAAAGTTTACTACAATGAACGAAGAAAAAAGAAACGCATTTGACGAGTTTAGTTTTGCCGCTTTGTCGGCGTTGGGTAGCCTTATGGCGTGTAATGAAGTTTGCCGCAATCAAAGGACAGTCATGAAAATAAGCCGCTTTCGTGCGTGGCTTATGGACTTGAAGCCGCAAGACAACCCCGAACCTAATTTGCCGTGTGACGGTGAACCGAAAGAGCAGACAACCGAATAACAATTAACAATAAGTTTAACAATTAAAAGATTACTACAATGAAAAGTTTTGCAAGTAAGTTTAACAAAACAACTTTTGGGATTGACACAACCGACTTTCAGTACACCAAGTTAGCCGATATTTTCAACTCTGAAAATGAGGGCGGCAAAGATGTGGTACACAAAATTAACGGGCTTTATGTACACAAATCACAATTAGGCGACAGTCCCGTAATTATTGATGAGGAAAACAAACGGCTGGTGAACCTACCAGGCCACACCGCCGAAACGGTACGTGAAATTCTTGCCGATGATGAGCAGTACAAACTATCAAAGACGGCAAAGTTGGGTACACGATTTACGAGTACGAGAGCCACGGAAAGAAGTGTTACTCTATTTCGTTTGTGGATTTGTAAGAGTTTGAAAAGTTATGTTTAACTTTGTAGGGGTTGCAATGTTTGTAACCCCTATTTAATATAACAACGTATGGCAAAGTTAGGTTTCAAGATTAAATTTACAGAGTCTGTATTTGGAGCAACCCAACGGGCGAAAATAAAAAGAGAGATATTACAAGCCGTGGAAAGCAGCCCCGAATATCGAAAAGAGATTGCAAGGGTTTTCCAAATGGCAAACCGCCGTATTCAGAACATAGAGCAAAGCGGACAACTTTCGCCAGCCGTGCAAGCGTTGAACAAAGGCGATGTTAAGGGGTTTACCAAGTTTTCAATGAAAGGCGATTGGAACACCCTAAAAATTGAGTACGGCAAGGCGATTTCGTTTTTACGCCAGCCGACCAGCACGGCGCAAGGTGCAAGGCAGTACGGGCAACACCTGCAACGTATGTACGATTTAACGCCCGATGAGTACAACCTTATGGCGAGAAACCTGTATGGCAAGTTAAACAGCGTTTCGGATAGTGATTTCGTGGAACGGTATTTGATGCGGTACAAGGATTTCACGGGCGAAATGGAGCAAAGCGCAAGCGATATAAGCACCCAAATAGAAAGTGAAGCGCAAAGCATATCACGGGCGATCGATGCGGAAATAGAGCGGCAAGCGAATGAGGTAGCCGACCAAATGGAGGATATGCAGAACGATATAGAACGGATAATGCGCAACTTTAATAAGTTTGGGTTATGAAAAAAGTGCCTTTTGAGTTACAAGAAAGAATAAACATCCCGACCGAAATAAACGAAATTCTGAAAGCCGCCGTAAATGAAAAAAACATTATCGGAAACAGTAAGGGCGAACGGTTTTACAATATCCCGTGCGCCTTTGATATAGAAACGACAAGTTTTTACCGTGATACGGACGGACGGGCGTACACCTACGAGCAAATGCAGCGTATGCAGGACGGGAACGGGCGCAAGGCGAAATTAGAGAAAGCCGCAATAATGTACGTTTGGCAGTTTGGCATAAACGGTTATACGATAATGGGGCGCACGTGGGGCGAGTTTGTTACGATGATGCAGACCGTAAGCGAGGTTTTGCAACTGAATGACAAATTACGCCTTATTGTGTATGTGCATAACCTTTCATACGAATTTCAGTTTTTGCGCAAGTGGTTTGAGTGGCAACGGGTTTTCAGTATTGATCTACGTAAACCGATATACGCAATAACAACGGGTAACATAGAGTTTCGTTGTAGTTACTTGCTTTCGGGTTATTCGCTTGCAAAGTTGGGCGAGCAACTTATTAAATACAAGTGTGAAAAAGCCGTCGGCGATTTGGACTACCAGCAAATAAGGCACAACGAAACACCGTTAACCGATGCGGAAATACATTACTGCATAAACGATATTAAAGTAGTGATGTGCTACATACAAGAACGTATCGAGGAAAGCAAAGGGATAACGCACATACCGATAACAAAGACGGGGTTTGTGCGCAAGTATTGCCGTGCGCACTGTTTGCGTGAAAAGAGCGATACAGGAAAGACCGTGCCTAATTGGGATTACGTGAACTTGATGCAGGAACTACAAATTACGGGTATGAACGAATTTAATATGCTGCAACGTGCGTTTGCGGGCGGCTTTACACACGCAAACGCCGAATATACAGACGAAATAATGTATAACGTGGATAGTTACGACTTTACAAGCAGTTACCCGTATGTAATGATAGCGGAAAAATACCCGATGTCGCAAGGCGTTGCGATCACGGTTAAGAGCATGGCGCAGTTTGAGTCTTTAATATCAAGGTATTGTTGCGTGTTCGATATTGAGTTTACCAACATATTTGCCAGCGAAACGCAAGACAACCCGATAAGCGCAAGCAGATGTTTTGTTAAGGAAAACCCGTGCGAGAATAACGGGCGTATTGTGGCGGCTGCAAAAATTGCGCTGACAATTACGGACGTGGATTTTAATATAATCAAAAACTTTTATTCATGGCAAAGTATGCGTGTGGGCGAAATGTATTGTTACAAGAAAGACTATTTGCCGACACCGTTTGTAAAATCTATCCTGCATTTGTACGAAAGCAAGACGAAATTAAAAGGGGTTGAGGGCAAAGAAGTGGAATATCTTAACATCAAGGAAATGTTAAACAGTTGTTACGGTATGAGTGTAACAAACCCGTTGCGTGATGAGTTTACATATAACGGCGAGTGGATATTAACTCAATGTCGCCCGAACAAAAGCAGGAACTACTATACAAGTACAACACCAGCAAAAACCGTTTCTTGTTTTACCCGTGGGGTATCTTTGTAACCGCATACGCACGGCGCAACCTTTTCACGGGCATACATGAAGCGAAAGACGATTACATATACAGTGACACCGACAGCATTAAGATAATGAACGGCAAGGCGCATGAAGTGTATTTCAAGTCGTATAATATGCAGGTGCAAATGAAATTGCGTGCCGCCTGCAAATATCACGGTTTGCCGTTTTCGCTTTGCGAGCCGCAAACGATAAAAGGCATAACAAAGACTTTGGGCGTGTGGGATTTTGAAGGAACATATACGAGGTTTAAGACTTTGGGAGCTAAACGCTACATGGTGCAAGAACCGAACGCACTCAAAGCAGGCGGACGGGCATACGATTTCAGTTTAACCGTTTCGGGCGTAAACAAGAAAGCCGCAATACCGTATCTTATTGAAAAGTACGGCGAAAACGGGATATTCGATGCGTTTACCAATTATTTGGATATACCACCGCAAGCAACGGGCAAAAACATACATACTTACATAGACTACGAGATACAAGGCGAAATAACCGACTACAAAGGCGGCACGGCGCACTACAACGAACGCACGGGCGTACATTTAGAGCCGACAGGGTACATCCTATCTTTGTCGGTTATGTATATAAATTATTTGCGAGGTATCAAATTTAAGGACTAAATAAAAAGATTATGACTACAAGAAAGACAAAGGCAGAAAAGCCGAAATTTTACGACTTGAAAGCGATTTTAAGTAAGAACGCCGATTATAATGTTATATTTGGCGAACGGTCAAACGGCAAGACTTACGCAGCTTAAAATATGGTTTGGAAAACTATATCAAGACGGGCAAACAAATGGCGTACATACGCCGTTGGCGTGAGGATTTACGGGGCAAACGTGCCGAAGTCTGTTTGCAAATCACACCGCAAACGGGCTTATTGAGGAACTGACAGAGGGCAAATTTAATGAAGTGTTCTATATGTCTAACAAGTGGTTTTTGTCGTACTATGATGCAGAGAAAAACAAGCGGACACCCGACACAATCCCTTTTTGTTACGGGTTTTGCCTTTCAGAGCAGGAACACGAAAAAAGCAGCAGTTACCCGAATGTTACAACGATTGTGTTTGATGAGTTTCTGACACGGCGGTATTATTTGCCAGATGAGTTTATGTTGTTTATGAACCTTTTAAGCACGATAATACGCCAGCGCAACGATGTTAAGGTTTTCATGTTGGGGAACACCGTAAACAAGTTTTGCCCGTATTTTACCGAAATGGGGTTGAAGCAAGTGCCGTTTATGGAGCAGGGCACGATTGATATATACCGCTTTGGCGAACACGGCGCAATAGTGGCGGTTGAGTATTGCAGTAGCACCGTACAACACAAACCCAGTAACAAGTATTTTTGTTTCGATAATCAAAACTTGCAGATGATCACGGGCGGTAAGTGGGAACTTGCCGTTTATCCGCATTTGCCGTGCAAGTACAAGCCGCAAGACGTGTTGTTTGTGTACTATATCAAGTTTAACGATGTTGTTTTGCAGGGTAACATTATCCAAGTAGCAACGAATGTTTTACGTACATACACGCCAAGACAACCCCGATAAAAGATGAGGAAAACAACCTTATTTATTCGCTTGAAATGAACGGCAAACCGAACTACAAACGCAAGTTGTTAAGTACGGCGAGTTACGTTGAACAACAAGTCGCACGGTTTTTTGCAATAGACAAAGTTTTCTACCAAGACAACGAAATAGGCGAAATTGTGCGCAATTATTTAATTACGAGCGCAAAGACAAACATAGTTTCGTTGAAATGAAAATTACGGGCGGTTTGGTGCAAATTTCGTGCCAAACGACCGTTTTACAAATAAAATGTCTATCTTTGCAAGTAGTAACTAAATAATAACGATATGGACGCAAATACTATTATTCAAATCATTTCAAGTTTGGGTTTTCCTGTTGTGATGTGTGGCGCACTGTTTTGGTATATGGTGAAACAAAGGCAGGCGCACCAAGAAGAAACGGAACACCTAAAAGACACGATTGCGGAAAATACGAAAGTGTTAGCCGAACTTACAACCCTAATTAAAGTTTTGACAGATGAAAAGGAAAGATAACATTTACAAGTTGTACCAAGCGCAAATAAGGGATAAGGACACCGCCGTAACCGAATTTATTGCGAACACTTTGGCGAAAACTCAAAGTATGTTTGAGTACGAGGGTTTGCCCGAAAGCATACCGCAAAAAGAATTGGAGCGGCTTTTGCAGACAACTGGCAACGCTTTTGTTACCAGCGTGGACGGGGTTTTGTATGCGCTATCGGGCGGCAAGGGCGGCGAACCCGATGTTTACGGACGGGCAACGCTTTACACCGTGGCGAACCCAGCATTAAAGTTAAACAAAACCTACGATATACAGAAAGACGGGGTTTTGATTGAGAATGACAGCAACGGCGAAAACCTTTTGCCGCTGATTGGGCGGTATGCGGTTTTGCATACTGACGGGCTTATTTCGTTGAACACTGCGAGCATCTTAACCCGTATTACAATGCTGATAAGTGCCAGCGATGATAAGACGAAACAAAGTGCCGATGAGTTTTTGCGCAAGATACAAGACGGCGAATTTTCTATTATCGGGGAAAACGCTTTTTTCAAGGGCGTAAATATGCAGACCGCACCGACTACAAACAGTGTGTACATTACGCAACTTATTGAACTGATACAGTACTACAAAGCGAGTATGTACAACGAATTAGGCTAAATGCAAACTACAACATGAAACGGGAACGCCTTAATTTGGGTGAGGTATCAATGAATGTGGATGTACTCTTGCCGTATGTGGATAATATGCTAAAAGAAAGACAAGATGCAGTTGAAAAGATTAACGCAATGTTTGACACCGAAATTTCGGTTAAACTTGCAAGCAGTTGGGGTTTGGAAAGGGATAATTACAACACTTTGGCTGCTGATTTGGAAACGGCAAAGGAAAACCCCGATCCGACAGACGAACCCGAACCGACAGAGGAAACAACCGAAACGGACGGAAACGACACCGAAACAGCCGGAAACGACACGGAAACAGAGGAAACAGAGGAAACGAAAGAAACGGAAACGGAAACGGGCGGTAACGATACCGAAACAGAGGAAACAGAGGAAACAGAGGAAACAGACGAAAACAAAGAGGATAAGCAATGAAATACAGCGAACTATTTACAAAGGGTAACGGGATATTCGCAACGGTTTTCAAGACCGAATATCCTACAGAGTACGCCGCTATTTTCGGCGATACCGACCCGACCAAATTAGATGCTTACGCCTTACTGATGTACGGCGGCAAGACCGTTGTAAGCAGCATAACCAGCGACAACGCAAGCGATGTTGTTTCGGCGGTGATTGCGGTAAACGTGCAGGGTTGGGAACGTGAAGCGGCGGCGATGTTAGCCGATTACGATGTACTGACACCCGTAACGGGGCAAGTTGAACGGACGGAAACCGTAACTTTGCAGGAAAGCACCGACAACACCGAAACGGGCGCAAACAAGGCGTTCAACGATACCGATTTTTCAGATAGCGACCGAAAGACCGCAAACGATGAGAGAAACCGCACCGAGGAACGCCAAACAACCGAAACCAGCAAAGGAACGGGTGCGAGCAAATCAATTTCAAGCGAAATCGCAAAAGAATTGCAGTTAAGGCGTGATAATTGGAGAAAAACATTATCTTTGCACTTGTAAGAGAATTAACAACGAGTATTTACGAATTAACAACGAGTATTGACGAATAACTAATTTAATTTTAGCAATATGGACGTAAAACAGATTTACACGCTTATTAACAGAGTATCAAGCGAAGTATTGGGTAAAACCGATATTGTTGCAGAGGATTTGACAGGTCTTGTGGATTTAGGCAAGGCAGTGTTTAACCAGAATGCGGTGGATGATTACGTTAAATCACTTGTAAACCATATCGGCAAGGTGATTTTCGTAAACCGACCTTATGCGGGCAAAGTGCCGTCCGTACTTATGGATGCATGGGAGTTCGGTAGCGTGTTGGAAAAAATAAGTGCCGATGTACCCGAAGCCGAGGAAAACAATACGTGGAACTTGACAAATGGTAAGAGTTATGACCAAGATGTTTTCCACAAACCGACCGTTACCGCAAAGTTTTTCAACTCAAAGGTACGTTTGAAGTACCCGTATCAATCACCGAAAGGCAGGTTAAGGAAAGTTTCAGCAACGCCGCACAACTCAACGGGTTTATTTCGATGATTTATGCAGCCGTTGAAAAGTCAATGACTATCAAAGCCGATGTGTTGATTATGCGCACTATTAACAATATGATCGCAGAAACCGTGTTGGCTGATGCGGTTGCGTTTGGAGCAAAGGCGGCAGGTGATATGACAGGGGCGAACCTTTCCAGCGCAAGCACGGCACGTTGTGTAAACCTTTTGAAGTTGTACAACGATAAGACAGGGGCAGAAACACCGCTTACGGCTGCAAAGGCGATAACCGACCCCGATTTTATCCGCTTTGCGTCTTACGTTATGGGTACGTATGCCGACCGCCTGCAAAGCATTTCGACTGTGTTCAATGTTGGCGGCAAAGATCGTTTCACGCCGAAAGATATGTTACACGTTGTACTTTTGTCAGACTTTGCAAAGGCAGCGCAAACATATCTTTATTCGGACACGTTCAACCGTGGCGATGTACTTTTGCCGCAAGCCGAAACCGTACCTTTTTGGCAGGGCAGCGGCAAGAACTACGAGTTTGCCAGCACGGGTCACATTAATATCAAGGAAAGCGGCGGCAAAGCCGTTGAAATTTCGGGCGTGTTGGGCGTAATGTTCGACCGTGATGCGTTGGGCGTCTGCAATCTTGACAGACGGGTAACAACCAACTACAATGCGAAAGCCGAGTTTTTCAACAACTATTACAAGTTTGACGCTGGATATTTCAACGATACAAACGAAAACTTTGTAGTATTCTTTATTGAGTAACTCAATAGGTATTAGATTGTTTAACTTTGGCGGTGTGGGTGCATGTGAAAGCGCACCGCACCGCCTTTTTTCTTTGCAGATATGACAACGATAAACTTTTATTCATACAACGGACACCCGAACACGGTAAACAAGCAGTTGGGCGACTTTACGGCGATTGAGGGAGATTTGCGGCAAACTTTCGATGTGTTGCGCCCGACCGTTACACTACGAAAGCAACCCCGACCGACTTTCAATTATTGCTACATACCAAGTTTGGGGCGTTATTATTTCGTGGATAGGGTAAGTTTTGAGGGAAACAACGCCTACGAACTTACGTTGCGTGTGGACGTGCTTAAAACCTACGAAAGCGAGATTTTGGCGGCAACGGGGCGCACCAGCGAAGCGGACAACCCGAACCCGTATATTTCCAACCGTGAAACGGTTTTCGACCGCCAGCCGAATTTTGAGAAAGTGCCGTTTGCAAATACGGGCTTACTCAATGAAACGGGCGGCATTATTATGGTAACACTAAAAGGAACAACCGAAAATTAAAAGAGTATGGCAGTAATTGTAAATATACCTAACGCACACGATGATAATAGCCAGTGGAACGCAAGCAGCGGTTATTGGGATATAAACGTACGAACGAATGACGGTTATTCGTTTGTAGGCGATATTAAGGCGGTTTATAACAACACAAGCGGCTACCCGAAAAGCGTTGTTTTGGAGCAGAACGGCGCAAAGGTTTGGGCATTTGGTAAGTTGTCCGACACCAGGGCAAACACGAAAATAACTATCACGGGAAAAACCCAAAGCAAAAACGATCTGGAAGTTATAAACAACATACCGAACACGACCGAACAACACACGTATGAAGGACAAACGGCAACTTTTACGGTTAATGGTAGTTATCCAAAATACCGTTTTAAGCAACCGACCGTAAATTATACGGGTACGGACGGACAACCGAAAACCATACAAATGGAAGTTGAGGTTTTGGAACGTGGAAGCATAGCAACGGCAACCGTTACGGATATAGACCCGACAAAGCCCGTAACGATAACGGGGCAATACTTGTACGCTATAATGATAAAACCAAGTTTAAGTAATTGTTATGCAGACCCCGAATTACCCGAACATTTGTTTGAGGGCGACACGTTAAGCGTTGTTTTGAAAGCTAACCCAAACACGGCGTTTGATGATACGGACAAAATAAAAATACCCGTTTTTTCATACCAAGACGAAAAAGGATATTATCAAAGTAAACCGCTAACCGTTTCAGAGGATAAACAGACCGCAACGGGGCAAATTTTGTTAGGCGATTATCAAAGTATGGGAGTAGTTGCGGAAGCGTACCCCGTTACCGTTGTGGGGAACAATACGGCGCAATTAACGTGTATTTGGTAACACTTGATGAGTTGGCAGAATTTAGCGCAAAGCGGTTTTTCAAAGAAACGGGAACAGACCCGAGCACGGGCGCACCCATATACGAAAACATAGATTTGGGCGCATACGTGAACAAAATACGCCGTGTTTACACCAACATAGGCGCAAGCAGCACCGATGTAATACGATGCGGCAACTACAACACGGGTGTATCTTGCCACCAGCCAGCGACCGACAAAATAACGCTTGATTTCGGCACGGCGGTTGTACCAGCGCACAATGAGGATAACGCCGACTACGAAAGCGAAATACAAATTTTCTTGCCGTTTGCAGGGTTTGTAAACCTTAACAACGATTATGCAGGGAAAACGATTGCTTTGCAGTACGTTATAAACGTGGTAACGGGCAACGGGGTTGCGCTTTTGTCCTGCAACGGGGTTATTTTCCAAGTTGAGGAAACAGAGCCAAGCAGCGAAATAATATACCTTTCACCAAGCACCCAAGTTAAAACCGTTGGCGGCGATGATTGGAACGAAATGTTATATTACGGGTTAGAACCTTACATTTACTGCAAGTGGTACGAGAGCGCAAGCGAGGGCAGGAACACCGACCGACAAACGGGCATTTTAGGCGATTTCAGAGGGTTTAACGTGTTCGATGATGTTAAACCCATACACACCGCCGAAATGCTTGCAGAAGAGCAGGAAATGATTTACACGGCTTTATCTGACGGCGTTTATATTGAGTGATGTACAACCAGCAAAAGAAAAGGCGGCAACTTGATTGTTACCGCCTTTTGTTTGTGCCGTGCTGATTGTTATTTGTCCTGCATTATATCCACACCCGTTAAACCGATGTACAAGTTTGTGGGGTAACATTCGCAAAAGGTTTTGAAACGCCCGATAAGTTTTTCAGCCGCTATAAAGTCGTACGCTTGATTTTTGCAGACACATTCTTTCGCAAACTTGATGCGTGTATCACGGTTAAACACGATTTGATTTTCCAACATATCGGCAAACATCTGCATACTTTCGGCAACGCTTTCCAAGTTGGTACGAATTTCGGGTGCATTTGCAGCCAAAAACTCAATGTGTTTCTTACTTTGCAGCGCCAAATTTTGCATGGCGTTCAACACTTTTTGATTTTCGTAAATTAAATCTGTTGTTTTCATTTTTGATAAGTATTTAATTGTTTAACACGGTGCAAATGTACGCAATTATTTCGATACGCAAGCGGTTGGCGTGTTATTTTGTGTTAAATTATTCTTTTATGATTATTTAACATTGTG